GTCCCATGGTAAGGTATCAGAAAATTTTGAAAAATCCAACTGTATTAATCGATTTCCGCGTACGCGCAGTGTTTCAATAAGATGAGTCCAGGTTAACGAATCAGGAGAAATTCCAATAGCATGATGTAATCGAACTGGATCAGAATGAAAAGCGTCCATAAACGGCAAAAGGACACGTCGAGAAGTCAAAACAAGCTCAAGGGGTGCAACATTAAAGACACGAGTGCCTCCAAAAGAATAGGCCTTAGCAGGTTTACGGCGCTCAGATTTTAAATGAGCCCAGAATGGTTCACGGGGTGGTACGCCATTCTTTCTCGATTGCCAATGTGATTGGTATACAGTACGGAAGTTGGGTTCTAGTTCAACTTTGCGCTTCCCATCAGGTAACTCTGTCACAAGTACATATTGGGATTTTTGCGTGTGAACTCTCATATCAGCAACAAGCGGCAAGCCAGCACTAGTCGACAACCTCATGGGTTCGACATTCTGATGATTCTCAGCTAGAACAGCCTCTTTAAGGGAGACGGGTGCAATCATAGTTGGTTTGGGCATGTAACGAAAAAGTTCATCAGCAACAGCGCTAGTGGCACAACCTAATACAATAGGGTCAGGCTTTTCAGTACGAGCACCTATTGTAGAGGCACCATCAAGGAGAGGTGTAGAATTTCCAACATAGTTAGGGTCTTTATGACTCTGGATACACGGTACAGTAAGAGAGTCCCATGCATAGTCATGAATAGCAGATTTTTCAATACCACTCTTATCAGTGTGGTAAGGAGGATTGGGGTAATGAGAATAAAATCGGAGTCCTTCAGTAGCAAGACTGTCGTGGGCAACAGGTTCATCAAGATCAATAAATTGTTCTTTAAATATAGGAGCGGAGTAACCAATCTTAACATCACACACAGAGGTTCCAGCAAAGTGAAGCCCATATATCTTCCCACTAGGATCCAATAATGGGGAACAGCATTTGCCAGTTCCTTGCAATCCAAAGATTTTAATATAATCAGTCATAAACGATTCGTAAACATAGTGCTTGTCATTAACAACACGGTGGGTTTCAATCTTTTCAGGAACTTCGCCAAGATCTTCACGAAGCTGATAGACATAGTCGACATGAATAGGTAGAGTATAACCATCTTGAATGTCAACAGCATAACCAGCAACAGAATAAGTGACGTCATCAGTAACAGGAGCAAGGAAATGTGCACGAATATCACGACCAGTAAGTCTCTTATGTTTTATAACGACAAATTCAGCATTATGACCATCTTTTACGACAAGGTCTCGAACGAGTTCTTTCAAGAGTATGTCGGTTGCATCAGTCAATTTCATTGTTGTTGAAACACCATCCTTCTGACAATCAGAAATAAGGTGTGCGGCATGTCTTGGGAATACACCATATCCGGTTTTAACAACAAATCCATGAGCGATCATAGGGCCACAAGTTATCGAGAAACGTTGTTTGAGAATAAGTTGTGCGATATTGTCAACTTGGGGTGGGATTCTTTTATTCATACTAAGGTTCATATCATGGGTAGGTTGATGTTGACCACGATGATAAGTCCTAGTAGCAGCATGACGATTTTGTTTAGCATGTTGTTGTTTAGCATCACCAGGAGATTCGTGCTGAATCTCAATACCACAAGTTTCATCGAAATAGTACCTGTAGCCTTTCCAAGCACAGAACATTACAAGAATTACAGAGAATAACCAATACCATTTTTCATACAAAACATCATATGCCTTAGTGATCCAAGCAAGAAATACAGAGCATAAGTCTTTAACAAGAGCAGCTTGGTAATCGATAGCCCATCTATACCAAGGAACAGGTTCTGGAGGAGGTGCCTCAGGTCGAAAATAACTTTGAAGCAGAGGAGGCAGAGGGCCTTCAGGAACATTATCACAATGCTGAATCATATAATATTTAAACAGATTATAAACACTAACAGATTTTACACACTTGAAACTTTCACAGTTAACGAGGGGACTCGAATAAGATTTAAATTCATTATTTTCATCACGGATATTAGCGACAAAGTTCCAAATTTTAGTATCATTACAATATTCAAGAGAAAGATGAGGGGCATCATTGGCAAGTGAGAAACATGACTTGATGTTACAACCACAATCAATCATAGTAGTGTGATCACGGATCTTTAAATATAATTCATTATATTCATGATTTGCAGAGCAAGATTCACGCTCAATTTTGGGATAAAGATCGTAAGCAATCTTAACATCACGACACTGAGGGAACATTTCTTTCGAACTACTAGCATGGGGAGTGGGTTCAATAACAACAGATACTTCAGATTTTGGTGTAGGTTGACTTAAGGATGGAGTGGGAGGGTGAAACTTTTGTTTAGTCTTCTTCCCTTTTTTCTTTTCCTTCAAAACAGGTTTACCATTAATACATTCATATGTAGGAACATCATCATTGCTATCATCAGATTGTTTAGGCGAATGAAAATCTCTTTCAGACATAGTATCGGAGCCAGGGCCTTCATGTTGAGGCGTGCAGGGCACGGGAGTACCAGAAGACATGTCATATAATTGACCATGAAGGACGAAGATAGTGGAACCATCGCTCTTTATATATGAGTCATCAGGAAATACGCCCATATAGTCAATAAAAGCAGCAACATCAGCACGGAAGTTATTGCCACGATCTTTATCTTCTGCAATTTGATCGTTCATTTTTTTGAATAAAGCAATAAGAAAAACACAATATGAAGCAGCAATAATCAGATTGGCACGTTGTTCAATAACATCGAATGTGGCACGAACACCATTCTTAATTTGATCCTTCATAGTTGATAAAACATGGGACACTTTATGATAAAATTTCCAAGATGTAACAGCAGAATGAACTTCCAAGAAAGCATCGGCAGTACGACACGTAGGGCATGACGTAGGATTAGCATCAAGTCGAACATAATTATCTTTGCATCGAGTACAAATCCAATGTTGAGTCGTCAATGTAGAAGAAGCACAGATAAACGCAATACCACGAGTATCGCTTTGTAGCTCTTGACAAGCTATGCACGGAGATGTCACATTTCCAGCAGATTCAAATTTCCGTCTCTCTTCATCCTTCCATGGCATGTATCGAACACGAATGAACTCAAACATGTCTGGAGAATGAGCGAAGTAAAGAGGAGCAATATTCTCTTTAAACCAGGGGGTAGCCAAATGAGCAACGTGAGCAATTGATGGAGATATGTAACTATCATCGAAACTAATATTGTGATTTTTGATTTTTTCAAGTAAGTATTGTGAATGCTTAGGAAGTTCCTTAAAGCGATCAGGTGTAACCTGTTTTAATTCTAAATAAGCACGCTTGACAGCTTCATGTTGAGCTTCATCAGTCATTGATCCAAGCATAACAGTCTCAAGAGCAACCTTCAACGAATGTTCATCCATAACGCGATTTGCAGCAGATTGAGCCAATCTGATGGATTTCTTATATCTTTCAAGTACTCTCTTACTTTCGATGTCATGATAAGCTTTAAATTTCGACATAACGGTGTTATGAAATTCAGGGAATGCACAGTAAGGCCGGTTTGTTGATTCGCTCTTAGTGGGATCAGTAGCCAGTTCGAAAACAAGGTGGGCATTATTCTCACGGAGATTCTCAGGGAGCTTCGAGGCTACTTGCATTGAATTGTTCTGAACAAACCAGGCTTTTGCCTGTGGGGAAAAGTCTACTTTGACAAGAATATCTCTGCGTCTTTTAAAAGCATTTTTATCTTTTGTCATTTCAGTAGGCCAATCACGGAAGTTAGAACACACGCCAACCAGAATGGAGGTCATTTCAGTTTGTTTATCATTTAAAGCAGCCATATTTAATCTCATTTTCGCAGATGACTTAAGGGCTTGAAACTCAAGAAGAGCTCGGCCCATAATTTGAGGGTCGTCAACAGCACCAGCATCGTCAATTAAGACGATGGGTTGTCCAGTGTAGCCATTCCAGAAATCATCACAAGGATTACGAACATAATGGGGTTCACCAGCTGTTCGTAAGCCAATAGATTCGGCCATATCAACAGTAATTTGTTCATTCATAGTAGTTTTACCAGTTCCAGGTGGTCCATACATCCAAAGCACGAAAGGCTCGTAACGTACAGGAGGAGCCAGCATACATGATTTAAGATCATTTGCACGCCGAATTACGTCCTTACAAGCATTAACAAGAGTAGGGTTCCGAAGCTTAGAATCCTTAACAGTAGCTAAAACATTATTCAAATAATAAGCGGTTATAACAGTTGTCCAGTATCTATCACGATGTCTACGAACGTAGGTTTGTTGCGAAACATTCAATTCATTCATAAAGAAATCATAATCATTCATAAAAGATTGAATAAAGGTAGGATCGTTAGCAAGTAAGTCATATTTTGCAGAGCCTAGAATCCAGGAACGAGCATTACTATATAAAGCCTTTACAGCATAACACATACGTGTAAAGAATAAGCACATAGCGCCAGTACGGGAAAAATTAAAATTCTTGAAGACACTAGCAACGGTTTTAGTGACATAGCTTATGCTTAAAGCGGGCTTTTCAGACAAAGTTGAAAAAGCACTGACACTTTCGCAAAACATGGAAGCAATGATACCAGCAATAGCATTTCCAGATTCAAAGTCCATTTCATGTTCAGG